CGTGATTTACGCAGCGATCAAACTATTCAAGAAAAAATGTTGAAAGCAGAAGCAGCAGCTTACAAGAAAATTATTGATAAGAGGTACAAGTGATGCGTCCAGTAGATGAAGTAGCTAAAATCATCACTGAAACGTTTGTTGATTGGCAAGTGTACAGCGATGCGATACCAGAAGAAGTAATCGATGACCGACACGTTACGCAGGTACTGTTAAAAGAAGCAGAATCGGACGTATCAGGATATGGCGGTAACACATTTAATATGATGAATTTGGGCGTTGATATTCAAATATTTTACAGCCTAGATTATGACAAAAATATGCTATTGTCAGAAGTCATTTTGATGAAACAACTTGAAGATAACCGTTGGCGTGTCGTTGATAGTCAAGCACATTATTTGGACATGTCACAAACCGACAATCAGCAAACAATCAAAAATATAACAGTAAATAAAACAGTATTAGTTGACGAGATTGGATAACCAGTCTCGTTTTTATTTTGAAAGGAAAATATAAATTATGGCAAACGTAGGATTAAAGCACACTTATTTAGCAGTATTGGACAAGGACGGCAAGATTTTAAAGGGTGAAACTGGTCTATCAGCAGATGGACTTTATACATCAAATGCTAAGGACTTGGGTACGGCATCAGCTAACATTTCTAACATCGCAACAGCAGGTACAGCTGTTTACGGAGACAACGGACAAGTTGATACGACTAAGTCAAAGTCATTCCCATCAGTTGCTGGTGTATGGAACAACTTACCTTGGGACATTAAGACAAAGATTTTAGGTCGTGAATCAGACGGCAAGGGTGGTTATGTACAATCAATGGATTTGCCACGTGTTGCTTTGATTGTTGAATCAGAGACATTAGATCGTCAAAACTCATTCTTCTATGCGTTCTCAAATGGTCAAATGATTGAATCAGCTTTGAACTTGCAAACTGACCAAAACACTGAACAACGTGTTACTGATGCTTTGACTTATCAATCATTTGGTGATGACCGTTGGGACGGACAAGGTATCAAGATTTTCTATTCAGGTGATGATGCCTTTAAGAAGGAAGACATGTTGAAGGAAGTTATGGGTGGATATGTAGCTACTACCGCTCCTGAAGCTGGTTAATAAAAAAATATAACTTGACAGCGCAAGGATAAAAGCTCAAATGGGGTGAAAAGCCCAATAAATCAAGGGGATAAACTATGAATATTAAAATTGCACAATTACAAGCGAAGCCTTTTACAGTAAAAGGCTCATTAAAAAATTTGAAGAAGACCTATACTGTGTTGCTAGATATGGCAAAACTTGAAGAGGCTTCAGAACAACAGTCAGGTGTTGAGGGACTGGAAGCTATCTTAAAGTTTGAAAATAAATTAACTGAATATTTGACTGATATTTTGAAGCTATCAGTGAAGCAACAAAATTCAATCGAAGAACTAGAACAAAACGAAGTCGTTGAAGTTGTTCAATATGTGGCAATGCGACTAATGGGCATGTCAGATGAAGATATTACAGAATCAATTACTAACAGTGCTGACGATGCGGGTTTAGCAATCCCAGAAGCAGAATAATTGAATATGATAATCGGTTGATTGACATGCGCTTGTTTGAAAAAGATGCGATGCAACAAATGCATTGGACGCTTGATGATGTTGACGAACAAGATTATCAAGAATTAATGAGCGTGTTAAATGCTGATGAAAATGAAAAGTCAGTTGATCCAGCTGAATTTGCTAAACAATTTATGTAGGAAGGAGGTATTAAATGGCAAAAGAAAAAGTTTCCGAGTTACAAGCAACAGAGCTAACTGTTGGGACACAGCACGCGGTTGAATCGATTAACAAATTGAAGTCAGCTGTTAAAGATAGTACGAACGAGTGGAAAGTTATGGAGTCCCAGATGAAACAGTCTGGAGACGCTGTCGGCGCTTCTGAAGCTAAGTACAAAGGACTTACGCAATCAGTTTCTAATCAAGAAAACGTGCTTCAGAAGTTACGAAAAGAGCAATCAGAAGTAAATCGCAGTACGGAAGCTGGTGAACAAACTTATCAGAAGTACGCTACGCAAATAACGACTGCTGAACGTCAATTGGCATCAATGACGAGGCAACAAGAGCAAGCCAAGCGTGCCTATGAAATGCAAGAATCAGGAATTGCTGGGCTTAACAAAGAAATACAGAACTCTATTAAAGAGACTGATGCTTACGTTGACCGCTTAAAAGCAGAAGGTAAAGAAGAAGAGGCGCTTAAAGCTCAAAAAGAGGGGCTTTCACGTACGTTAGACAAGCAATCTAAGTTGTATGAAGCGCAATCAAAAGAGCTTGAAAAACTTTCTAATTCAGGAGAAGCAAGTGCTGATTCAATTAGCAAACAAAAAATAGCGCTGGATAAAACAGCGACTTCAATTGCTAAAAACAAAAACTCGTTGAGTGAACTGGACGGCGAACAAGGCAAGTTGGGTAAAAACAACGGTGCTGAAGAAGCAGGCTCAAAAATGGAACGCTTTACAGGCAAAATCAGCAAGTCTAAGGCTGGTTTGATAGCAATGGGTGCAAGTGCTGGAGCAGTATTAGCTGGCGTTGCCAAGGGTGTTAAATCCATTTATGATGCACAATCTCGTGTAAATGAGATGCAAGCTACAACCACATTGGGATACAAGCGCTCAAAAGAAAGTATATTGGCAATTAATAAACTTTACACTGCTGGATATGGTGAAAGTATTGATGAATTGCAAGAAGTTTATACGAAAATTGAACAATCACATCCTGAATTTTTCACAAAAGAGCTTGCCGAAAATACAAAATTAGTATCAACCTATGCAAAAATGTCAGGTGCTGATGTCCAAGAAGTATTAAATGGTGCTGATAAAGCAACACGTAATTGGAATATTTCTTATCAAGAATATTTTGATAACATGACAGTTTTACAAAAGATGGGTGATGACCAATCTGGTGACATTTCTGACAATATGGCTGAATACTCACAAGTATTGGGTCAGATGGGTATATCAATTAGTGATTCAATGGCACTAATTGATAACGGTGTTAAATCAGGTGCTTATAATGGTGATAAGTTATTGGACTTCACAAAGGAGTTCCAAATTAGCTTAAATGATGGTCGAATGGATGAAGCCATAACCTCATTTTCAAAGAAGTCTCAAGATATGTTCAAGGGATATAAGGACGGCAAAGTAACCGCAGGTGATATGTTTAAACAAATCACTAGTGAAATGGGTGAAATGACCGACAAACAGAAGGAAGCAACTATTGCTTCTAATTTGTGCGCTTGGAGAAGATAATTCATTAAAGGTTATTGGTTCTTTAGGAAAGACAAATTGGGCTTTTAAAGATGTTAAAGGCGCTGCTAAGGAAACAGCCGATCAACTTAAAGAGTCCAACCCTTTAGAATTACTTAAACGTTCAGCAGAAGCCTCTACACAATCATTAGCAATGAGTGCTGGTCAAACAGAAAAGTTTAAGGATGCTTTAAAACCCATGCAAAAAGCGATAAATAGCTTGTTAAAATCAGCTATTAAAGCTATGCCTGGAATCATGAAAGCCCTCACTCCAGTTATTGATTTGATCGCAAATCACGGCAAAATGATCGTTGGGATTCTCTCTTCAATCCTAGCTATTAAATTTGGGTCTAAGGTAATAAATTCAGTGAAGGGGATTTATACCACGTTAAAGCCATTGATGTTGCTTATGAAAGCCAATCCGTGGACCATTTGGATAACGGCAATTACAACTGTTATTGCTGGACTGGTTGCGTTGTATAAGCACAACAAAACTTTTAGAGATTTTGTCAATGGTTTAGCAAAAGCAGTTGCCGACTTTGCAAAAGATTTTGCCAAATGGTTTGGAAAGGCAATTGATGCAGTTGTTGATTTTGTAAAAGGTATTGGTAAGTGGTTTGGAGAAGCATGGAAAACAATCTCTGACTTCTTTAAAAAAGTTATTAAATTTATTAAGAATGATTGGAAAGAGTTGCTACTGCTGATCGTTAATCCATTTGCTGGTGCATTTGCTTTAATTTACAAGCATAACGATAAGTTCCGAGATAACATCAACAAGCTTGTTAAAAATGTCGCTAGCTTTTTTAAAGGTATTGGTAAGTCAATTGGCAGTGGTGTTAATGCAATTACAGATTGGTTTAAAGGATTAGCCAAGGGCTTCAAAAAGGGCTGGGATGCATTCTTAAAGTTGGCAATTAAAATTGCTAAGGGATTTGGTCGAGCAATGATTATTGCATTAGCCATTCCTGTTGGTATTGCCATGATTATCACTAAACCATTAGTGAAGCCACTGCAAAATATTTTTAATGCTTTGATTAAATGGATTAAATCCGCATGGAATGGGCTTACAAAGTT